ATGACCCTGGTATATTCAACAGAAACCGGACGCATTAAACCGGAAGAAGAAAAAGTAGCTCGTCCTAAAGGCGACGGTATTGTTCGTATTCAGCGCCAAACCAAAGGCCGTAAAGGCAAAGGCGTTTGTATCGTTTCAGGATTAGACCTAGACGACGCGCCTTTGAAACTGCTCGCTGCAGAGCTTAAAAAAGTATGCGGTTGTGGCGGTTCAGTCAAAGATGGCACCATCGAAATTCAAGGTGACGCAAGAGATAAGATCAAAACACACCTTGAAAAGAAAGGCATGACAGTAAAACTAGCCGGTGGCTAAATTCCTGACGTTCAAATCTCAGATAAACTAAAAATGGCGTCTATATGATTAGACGCCATTTTTATTTGCAATAAACAACGAGCTAATTGAAGAACAAGCAATCGCAGATTGATAGATCGATATTAGCTATTTTATGGTAAATACTGATTATGTTTAATCAGCTCTCTAAAGTTAGCTCAAATTTAAAATCTGAAAGAGATAGGAGAGCAAAGTAGAAATAATCTGACGTATGGTTACACCTCATTTAACATAACACATATAATGCGCACTGCAATAGTGGTTCCTGTGGACTTGAAATCACTAAGGCTAATCCAGTGCAAGCCATTGAGATTCCTGACAATCCAAGCCCATTAAACTTTTTTGCAATTCCTTCCCATACTGCTTTTATCTGCGGATTATCATTGCGATCAGCGTGACAACCCAGCAATGCAATCTCAGGGTCTAAACCTGATTGCTCTGCAAGAAAAATTGCTTGTGTATCAGTCATATAACGCTTTCCTTTGCGGAAATCACTGATTCTCTGCGGCGGCACATTCATATCCGCTGCAATTTGTTTGTCTTGTACGTAACTTTGAGCCTTTTTGTAGGCATCTAATAGTTTGTTCTGATACATACCGCTTCCTCCGTTTCCGTCAGTTTAGCTTATCAATCACCATTTTTGGTGTCTTGCGCTAACCAATTTTGGTGATTACGCTAATAACCAAATTTGGTTACTCAGTTAAATTTGCTTGGTGTTGCTATGAAAAAACTCTCTACTCAGAACGCGATCATTCTTGATACGGAAACTACTGGTTTAGGTTCTCAAGCAGAAATTGTCGAGTTCACTGCTATCTGCGCTCACACTGGCAAAGTTATCGTGAACGAACTTGTTAAACCTACATGTTCGATTCCTGCTGACGCAACGGCTATTCATGGCATCACCGATGAAGACGTTAAGGATGCGCCCGACTTTCACTTAGTCTTCTCAAACCATTTTCTTCCGCTTCTTAACGGTCGTCCAATCATCATCTACAACTCAGATTTTGATACGCGCTTAATTATCCAATCTTTGGATAAGCACTGTAACGCTGCTTACGTCCAATCCGTTCGCGATTTGTTTTTCAAGTTCTGTGTTCCTCAGTGCGCAATGCTTTGGTATGCAGAGTTCTTTGGTGTTTGGAATGAACACCATGAAGATTACAAGTGGCAATCACTTTCCAACGCTTGCGCTCAACAGAATGTTGATGTGTCTGACTTAACGGCGCACCGTGCACTGGCTGATTGTGAAATGACTCGTCGATTAATTCACGCCGTTAACTCACAGATTGAAAACCAAAACAATCAAAACTGTGACAGCGTCACTAAGCCTAGTTCAGAGGCTTAATCCATGAACGAAGCTCAAATCATCTATTACGACTTGCTGCCTGACTACACGGTGTCTGTGTTGGTCAAAGGTTGCGACGAATGGGATTTGCTTAAATCCATGTCTCATCTTGAGTCTTGGGCTTCGTCTCAGTTCGCTTCTTATGAGTTGGTGTCCATCACCAACACGACCGTTGAACAACGTATCAATATGGGGGTGTTCGATGACTACTGCAACTAACATCCTTAAAAGTTTCGATGAGCAAAGCGTTCATATTGATTACCTGTGTTTTACGTTTGCTGTGAAAGACTTACGTCATTGTCATGATGCGGTTCGTCGATTGCACAAGCATGAGGAATACAAAGGCTTTGCCAAATCTGGACTGTTACAGCGTCACTGTCGTGCACCTAAATTCCCTGCTCCACCTGTGTTTAATCCGACGGTCGCTCAGACTTCCGACGAGATTGATGCGTACAACAAAGCATTTGATATCTGTTATCGCAATTACTTGGAAGACTGCTTGCGCATCTTCACCAACCAAGTGCTTGGTTTGTCGCTGTCAGCACCTCGCGGTTTGGGTTTCCAGTTCTACACCGAATCCATGAAACTGACTTCGCCAGATGGTGAGGACTTCTGCGGCTTCGTTGGTATCGGCGGTAACAATGACACGGTGCATTTCCAAATCAACGGAACGGGATGCAAGCATGTATTTGCCCGTCGTCCTACGTGGTCGCTACATGACTGGCTGACCAATGTGCTTGGTGTGCAAACTCTGGCACGTGTTGACTTGGCCTATGACGATTACGACGGAATTTTTGATTGCGAATACGCTTACAAGGCGTGGCGTGACGACTGTTTCCGCACCGCAGAACGTGGTCGTGGCCCTGTACTTCATGAAGATATGACCATTGCCAGCATCGGCAAAGATGGCAAACCGATTTACACCAAAGAGCAGTACTCGATTGGTTCTCGTACCTCGCGCATTTACTGGCGTATCTACAACAAGGCTCTTGAGCAGAAACTCGCGAACACGGGCCTTGTCTGGTATCGCTCTGAGGTCGAGCTTAAAAAATGGAATGTTGATGTGTTGCTGAATCCTGCTGGCGCGTATGCCGCGCTCAATGATTTCGCAGCCTCGATTTCTACTGCAAAGAAATTCAATACCAAACCCGTCCCGACGAAACGCGCGGCGTTAGACCTGTTGGCCTCTGCGCACTGGATGCGTCGCCAGTACGGGAAAATCCTTAATTCACTTATCGAGTTCCATGAGGGCGACATTGAAACCGTGGTCGGTTCCCTTGTCCGTGATGGAACGAAATTCACCTTCCCCGATACCTACGGCAAGTTGGTGACTCACATATTGGAGACTTAACAAATGGCTAAATCCGTTTTTGTACTTGGCATGGACATCACTTGGAACTCAGCACGTGGTGACAGTGCTCAACTGAACGTGTCGCGTCCTCTACGTGAAATCAACTCGGAGAAATTCAAACGCCGCACTATCGGTGAATCGGGTGATGTGAATCCCCAATGGGATCAACCTTTGATGATTGATCATCAATACGCCCTATTACTTGAACGTACTGGTGCTCTCGTTCCTCGTCGTGAATACCAATTGCGTTTGGAGATTAACCCAGAAGACCCATTGGCGGGTGCCATCGTTACGGAACTCATCCCTGTGGATGACGACATCAAGAAACATTTTGAAGCCTCGCTAAAGGCTAAATAAGGAATTTCGTTATGCCTGTGTGTGCTCTACCTAACGCGGACGGTTTTCTCGCTGTCGTTCCTGACATTGAAGCGGCTTCATGCAGTGGTTATGTCATGGTGACGGCTCAAGAATATGACACGTTAATGAGCTATACACAGCTGACTCCAGGAGAGATGTCTCAAGCGTTCGGCTTGGGTTTTACCTTGGTGTTCGTTGGCGGCTATCTCTCAACTTACGCCATCAAGATGGCAATACGTTTAATAAAACTACTTTGAGGAATCTGTTATGAAACGTCTAAACGCGCTTAAAAAGTTCGGTAAACAAGCGGCGGCAACCGTCACTGTTGCGGTGCTTTCTGTCCCTGCTATGGCGGCGGAAGGTGGTGCGGCTGACCCGTTCTCCGCTATCGACTTATCTGGTGTGGCAACCAAAATCGGCGCGGCAGGTCTGGTGATTGTCGGCATTACTATGGCTTACAAATCCATCACTCTTGCTAAGCGTGCTGTGAACAAGGCTTAAGTTTATGTTGGCCGTTCTCCACGATGTCCAACTCATCGTCTTTGTGCTTTTGGGTGGCATTGCCGGATACGTGGCCAGCCAAAACTTTAGAGGATAAGGGGGCTTCGGTCCCCTTTTTTAATGGTGAAAACGTGAATAAATCACTCTTTTTACTTCTGTTTTCGTGCTTGTTCTTATCACTTAATGCAAGCGCGGCTCAACCAACATATAAGGTTTCAGACGTTTCAGCTTATCCCGATTGTAAGTTGCTATTGGGTATGAGAGTTAACCCTGCCTCTTATGTTTCTTGTTATGAAAACAAGTTTGTTAACTACAAAGATTTTTCTACTAAGTCCTGCTATTTGAGGCATGGTAAATACGTTGTAGATATCATGTGTCACACAACCAGTGCTTCTTGGCCTCTTTATCGTGCAGCAGGATTCTTTCAAAATTCAGCTCAATGTCCTCCCGACCATGAAAAAGTAGAAGACGGGTACGTCGTCTCATGTGAACCCATCGTTCCTGCATGTGAGTATGGTGAAAACCCTGATGGCACCTGTATGGACGCTTGCCAGTTCAAAAAATCCATTGATGAAACCAAGCTGCTTCAATGGGTTGCGTACGTCTACGGTGAACAAGTTACTGGGGCATGCTATGGCGACTTTGGGGCAACCCGTTGCGAATTAGGCCGCGTTCCCAGTGATACTACGCTTTGTACGGATGTCGAGTCTGGTCAATGGACTCAAAACACATTATGTCACGGTAACTTCCAGTTCACGGGCAATCAATGTGAAGGTGGCACACTCTTCTGGGGTAAAGATGGCCCTGATACTCCTATCATTCCTGATGACCCAATTCATGACCCTGACGACCCAACAGGCGACATTGAAGACCCTAGCGTATTACCTGATGGCTCAACCAATACGGTGAATCCACCGGATACTGAGAAAAAGCCGGATGTTGAAGACCCTGATACTGATGATTCAACAGACATGGCAGTATTGAATGCGATTAAAGGCTTGAACTCGGATGTCAACAAGGCGCTAAATGAGATGAACATCGACATCAATCAAGCCAGTGCTGACGTTCAAAACCAAATCATTGCATTGAATGCGTCGATGGTCACCAATACGCAAGCCATTCAAAAGCAGCAAATCAACGACAACAAGATTTACGAAAACACTAAGGCTCTTATCCAACAAGCGAATGCTGACATCACCACGGCCGTGAACAAGAATACCAATGCCATTAATGGTGTGGGTGATGATGTAGAGAAAATTGCAGGGGCAATGGATGGTATCGCGGAGGATGTTTCCGGCATTTCCGACATCTTAGAAGGCATTGCCAACACGGACACTTCTGGCGCAGGTACGGGCGGGACGTGCATCGAATCTCAAACCTGTACAGGTTTTTATGAGTCGGCCTATCCCGATGGCTTAGGTGGTTTGGTGTCTGGGCAGTTAGACAATCTCAAACACAACACCATCGACAACTTTGTCAGCTCGTTTGGTGACCTCGACTTATCCAGTGCCAAGCGCCCTTCTTTCGTGCTCCCTGTGCCCTTCTTCGGTGACTTCAGTTTTGAAGAGCAAATCAGCTTTGATTGGGTGTTCGGTTTTATTCGTGCGGTTCTCATCATGACGTCAGTGTTTGCGGCGCGTCGTATCATCTTCGGAGGTTAATATGGAATGGTTAGTCGATTTATTTAACAAGCTGTTGGTGTTCCTCTATCAGCTTTTAATCTCGCTGGTCAACATGCTCAAAGACCTGTTCTTTTGGGCGGTTGAGCAAATCATGGCAATGGTGAATCTATTGCTCTCTGGTGTGTTCTCCCTATTCGCTCCGGTCGATATGAGCCAGTACATGACCAGTATTCCGCCGACGGTGGCTTGGGTTATGGCTGCGGTCGGTGTGCCTCAGTGTCTGTCCATCATTCTGGCCGCCATTACGGTGCGTTTGATGCTGCAATTGATTCCGTTTACGAGGTTAGGTTCATGATATACGCCATAGCAGGGAGACCAGGTGGCGGTAAAACGTATGAGGCTGTCGCCTATCACATCATTCCGGCCATTAAAGATGGCCGCAAAGTCATCACCAATATCACCTTAAACATTGATTGGTTCGTTAAGGTGTTTGGTGAAGATGTTCGAGAACTCATCAAAATCGTGGATGGACGTTTAACGGATTTCGGTTCGACTACGCGCCCTTTCAGCCAGATTGAAGACTACTCCGACGAATGGCGTAATGAAAAAGGACAAGGGCCACTTTATGTGGTCGATGAGGCGCACATGAGCTTGCCAAGTCGAGGCTTGGCCGCGCCGATTCTAGAATGGTACTCAATACACCGTCACTACGGTGTTGATATCATCTTGCTTACGCAGAACATCCGCAAAGTGCATCGAGACATTAAGGACATGATTGAAGTGACCTACCGATGCACAAAGAACACGGCCATGGGCTCAACCAGTTCTTACACCAAGAAAGTGCAAGATGGTTGTGCCGGTGAAGTGGTGAACACCTCTACCCGATTTTATAAGTCAGAGTACTTCCCGTTCTATAAGAGTCATTCGCAATCCAACAAGCAAGTGCAGGAAGCCGAAGCAAAAGACATTCGCCCGTTCTGGAAGCGTTGGCCTGTCGTCGGAACGGTGGTGCTGTTATCGCTTGGGTTAGTTTTCAATATCTGGGCTTGGTGGCCAGAGTCAGAGCAACCGCCCGACCCCGTTAAACCACCACAACCAGTACAAGCGCAACTGCCTGACGGAACACCAACGGTAGATACGGCAGAAACCAAAGCAAGGAAGAAAAAGAAAGCATCAGGGTTCGGGCCTTTGGAAGATTACGACTTCTATATCACCGGATACGCAAAGCAAATCGCCTACGCCAAACGGCTGAAGTATGCTGCCGAACTCGACCGTGACCTGACGTTCTACAAGATATACATCGATGTGTACGATGGTCGTGACAAGCTATTCAGTTTCGATCATCTGGACTTGGTAAAGATTGGGTATCAGTTCGAAGTGTTGAGCGATTGCGTGTATCGAGTGACTTGGGAAGAAACAGAAAGGATCTTCACGTGCGGCCAAAGAGAAAAGCCGTCAGACATATTGCAGCAAAACATGCCTGTCCATATCTAGACCGCTCGCCACAGCGTCGAAGCTAGCGCAGTCTGCGTAGACCGAGGAAGCGGAACATGTAGGACACCAAACCTTGGCACTTCCACACCGAACTTAATCATGGGGCTCTATACGAGCCCTTTTTTATTACGTGCGCGGTATTGCGAGCATTTTGGGAGGGGCCCGCTTTGCGGGAGGGACCTAAAAGCGGAGCAAACCCCCGAATCTGTATTACGGGGGTAAATTCCACAATGCTTCAACGGTTTGAAATAAACAGAACTGCCCCTTAGAGAACAAAAGTCATTGAATAGTGTTGATTTATCTATTTGCTACAGCCAAAATTACGCGACTAAATTTACGGATATATAACGATGAATAGCGAAGAGTTTACCAGTTGGTATATAAACAACAGGCCCATTTATAAAAGATTAGCGGAAAAAGTAGAATCTTTACTTATCGAAGTTTTTGAATCTCAGAATATCAGTTATCACATGGTTACCTCTAGAGCGAAGGACATCGAAAGTGCTCGTATCAAGTCATCCCAAGCAAAATACGATGATCCTCTAAAGGAGATACAAGATTATGCCGGAATACGTGTCATTACATATGTTGAAGATGAGGTTAAGGAAGTAACTCGATTAGTCGAATCGCTATTTGATATCGATTGGAATAATAGTTCAAATAAGTCTGAAGATTTAGGTACAGATAAAGTTGGGTACAAGTCAGTCCATTACATAGCTAAACTCAAAGATGACCGTCTGTGCTTACCTGAATACAAACAATACCAAGACAAATGTTTCGAAATCCAAATTCGAACAATATTGCAACACGCTTGGGCTGAAATTGAGCATGATCGAAACTATAAATTTTCGGGGAAATTAGAGGGAGATCTTACTCGTCGGTTCAAGCTGTTATCCGGTGTCCTCGAACTTGCAGATAGGGAATTCAACTCAATCTCTAACGAGATAGATGCTATATCAGAAAATGTTAATCTTGGTAAGCTCAAAGGTGAACTATCTTCTGTCGCTCTTTCTTCTTTATTTAAGTCCAAATATAAAGACTTGCTTCAAAAAGACAGTATTAATTATGTTCACGATACATATGGCACAAGCATTATTGAGTTAGAAAAATTTGGAGTCTCAACAGTTGCTGATCTTGATGCTCTGATCCCAAACGATTTTGAAAATTACATTACGGCTGTGCTATTTGAAAATAAATTTACGGTCTATGAGCTTGGTTTAGCGCGGGCAATTATGGTAATTAATGATACTGATAAGTATTTTAATGAAGCAATGGGCGAAGGTAGAAAATGGTCGGCATGGTGGGCACCTGAGGAAGTAGGCTCTATGGAGTCAACCAAGCAATATTTGGAGAGTAAAGGGGTAAACTTCGATTATATTGAGAAAAAGTACAATATTCCTTACTATCTTTATAACTTTGATGAATCGTTCGACGATTTCTAATGCTACAAGAGATTTGGCTTATATAGAATGCAAAGACTGTGGCCACATAGAAGAGGCGGATAAATCTCTCTTTTTGAAAATTTTGGGGGGGTAGTTTCGTCGGGGTGGTTTTTGGGCTTGGGTAACTTTAACCGCGTTCTCTGACGAGATAACACAATGGGTCTCGGAGAGATAGAATTGCCCATCTTGTTCTAAAAGAAAAAGGCTCCTATGGAGCCTATTATTACATCATTTTCCTTAGTGCTCTCACATATTTTAACACTTGGGCTGCTGCCTCTAAGTCAGTTAATGCGCCAATCTCTAACAAGGCTATTCCTGTCAAAATCTGTTGAGCCGTTACCAACTGCCCTGTTGGAAGTTCTAATCTGTCGTAATGCATTTTGAAATGCTCCCATTGTTCAGATGGGCTTAGCTCCCTTCCCTTTGTCATTCTCATCAGCCGTTTACACTCAGGAGGAATGGTTTTCCCCTTATCCCATTCTTTGACCGTTCTCACAGTTTTCAAACAAAGTTCAGCAGCTTGTTCGACGGATAAACCACATTCAAATTCACGAAAAATATAGTTTTTAGTCATTTCGTGATACTTCATTGAATAGTCCCTCAAAAGAGAGACATTTTATAGGACTGGCATATGCAATCGCATTCAAAATAAGCAGATATAATGCGCACTGTAATAGTAGTTCCTGTGGACTTGTAATCACTAAGGCCAACCCAGTGCAAGCCATTGAGATTCCAGACAATCCAAGCCCATTAAACTTTTTTGCAGTTCCTTCCCATACTGCTTTTATCTGTGGATTATCATTGCTTCAAGCCCACAATGGTACCTCAGGTTGAAGCAATGTTTGGAACGGCTATACCAAACCTTATCAACTATCTCTTGTATACGTCAGTGTAAGAATTTACTTTTTTCATGAAAATTTGAGGTTTAAAAACCGAACCTAATAACCAAGGATTCGGTTTATTGAGCTGTTGTTTTATTTATGACTTAAGTCTTTAAGTATCACAAACCAAGGTCTCTTTTCATATGGTCGCTTAGCGCTTCGGATGTTCGTACGTTTTGCTTTCTTGAGTACCGATGCCTTAACTCACCACCAAACAACACACGAAATACTCTAGTATAAAAATTTATGGTTTGTATAACTAACTTAGAAAAACTTATTTCTGGCAAGGATAATTGTTTCGTATTTTGTTTTATTACTTTCATATTCATAAACCTCAACATAATTTGTACTTAAATGTGATAATGCAACATCGATTACTAAAATAATTTTATTTATATTTTTTGGTACAGTAATTTCATTATGGATAACGCAAGCCGCTTCAATTAACATGCTACCTTTACTTTTATTCAAAGATGTTATTTTTGATATAATGTCAACCTTACAGTTCCTATCGTTGACTAAAGATTTAATATCGTCACGGCCTGAAACGTTAATAATCCCATTTTTTATATTATTAGCAATCTGATCCAAGTGGTATTCAGAAACCACTTCTTCGTAACTTTTAAATATCAT